ATCCATAAGATTTGTTCTTGAAATCTAGCAGTTTTAATACAGAATCAAATTCTTCAATTATACGATCTTTCATTTTCTCAGAAAGAACCGAATTTTCAATAGCATCCAAATTTAAACTTACAACATCCGTGAAATTATCAGGAATGATTGCTTCATTTACAACTTCTTGAATACCTTCATCAATATATTGGTTTAATGCTAAATTTCGATATGTTACAATTAAATTGTAATCATCAGTAGGAATATTATCCAGATTGATAATATGTTCATTTTGACTTGCAAATCCATCTTGATTATGGATCTCAATTGCCCCATCTTCTTTATGGGGTTGTACAAATGTAGTACCCTTTGGGTTATTCCCAACGATTTTCTTTATATTCCAGCCAAATAATTCCATAGTAAACCTATTTCAAATTGTTATAGAAGTATTTATACATATAAAAAAGGGTAAACCAAAATTTACCCTTTTTATATTACTTGATTTTAAATATCAATATCGTTTACTGTCCAATAGTTAAATTCCCATGTTACCGAAAATTCACCAATTGTATCATTAGAATCATATGCTAATGCCAGCTCACCAACTTCTGTTGGAAAAGCATTAATTAGTTTATACGTTCTAACCGGATTACCAGTTTCATGACTCAATAAATCCAAAACAATAGTAGCATAATACTCACTTGGTTTAATATAACCAGTATTAGCTTCATGTGCTGAAATTTTTGATAACCAATATTCAAAAGATTTACGATTTACCATATCGTTATCCTCATAAAAATCAGTTGTCCATGATGGAAACTCCTTATCACCAGCGATCTTAATCTTACGACCCATATAAGACACATCTGCCAAACCTAAATTACTAGGTGGCAAACTTGTTGACTTACACAAGTATGATGATTTGGTAGCATTAACCATAAATGGACTTGCAATTGATACCTTAAATAAATTTGGTCTATAACCACCATGTTCAAAGTTGGCTATAAACTCATTAACTCCAATTCCCATTACTTACTCCTTATTAAAATTTACCAACGATTTCATCAAAATCAACACCATTACGAACCGCAACAAAGTTTAATTGAATGAAATTAATTGAGTTATTTGGTTTAATGTAAATATCACCAACAAATTCAGAACGATCAATTACTTCGCCTGTATTATTAGTTTCATCACACACTACACGGAAATCATTAATTCCCCTACGACCTTGAACATCACGTAAATATGGCTCAACTTGTGAAACAAATTGTGCTCTTGTAAATGCATCATTGAATTCAAATAATTGATATTTGGCAGATCTTGCAATCGCTTTTTCAAGTACAATAAACAATCTACGAACGTTTAATTTTTGGAATAAACTTGGTCTTGCTAATTGAGTTCTATCACCATATAGTAATACTCCCTCACCAACAAACGATACAACCGGATTTACATTCGATTGATATAGTTCATCACGATTTCCCTTATTTGGATTTAATGCTAATTTAATAACATTTTTAATCTGTCCACGATTAAATCCAGCAGGACTCCACCAAGGATCACGGGCTAAATCACTTTGAGCACAAACACCAGCCATATCAGCATTTAATGGAATCCAACGATATTTGTCATTGTGAACATCATATTGATATTTCCAACCACTATCCATAAATCCGTATGAACTTGAAATGTTGACATTGTTTCGTGTATTAACACAATTTTCTACCGCTAACGTTTCGGGTTGATTAACAACATCTGAATATTTTGGACTGAAAAATGCAACACAATCTTTTCTCCAACTTGCAATATTTTCAACTACATGTTTAACAACAGTTGTATGTGAATTCGGACCGATACCTTCACCAGCATCACCAATAATAAGTAATGATACATCAACAACTTCTGAATTTCGGAACATGTCCCAACCTTCAATTAATGCACTTTCATCAACATTTGCTGAATCAACACCACCTGTAAATTGTTTATCCCAAGCACTTGCTAGTGATTGATATTTACTGTTTAAAGCAGGGGTATTCCAAATAGCATCATAATCTGCTCCTGGAGTTACAACGGCAGTACCAGTAGCTTGAACGCCATTTTCAATAGCAATATCAACAACAGTTGTACCATCAATATAATCTGAACCATTTACAACAATATTTACAGCATCAACTGCAAATTGAACAGTAACGGTAGCAGTAGCAATACCACTATTAAATGCGATTGTAGCACTTGTATACGCTGAACCACCATTTGTGATATTTACAACATCAACTTCAAATGTAAGATTACCAGTAGCAACACCACCTGATCCACCACCAGAAGTAGTATCCGGATCGATTACAATAGTTGTATAACCTGACCCTGCATTTGTAACTATGATTGTATCAATTACATTACCAGTTTCAGAACCAACCTCAGCAGTTGCACCAACACCATCACCTGTTACGGCAATCGTATCACCAACATTATATCCTGCTCCACCATTTGAAAGTGTAATTGAATCAAGTTCACCATCACTTGTTAAAACAGCAGTAGCAAGAGCACCTGAACCATCACCATTTACAGTAATTGTTGGAGCAATTGCATATCGATCATTAAGAGTAATGATAACATCATCCCAAACTTCACCTGTACTTGCTAAAACAGCAGTAGCAGTAGCACCTGAACCATCACCAGTAATAACAACTGCGGGAGCAACAGTATAACCATCACCACCATCAACAAGACTGATTGATTGAATTGATCCACCAACGGCAAGATCTGCACTATCTGGAACTCCTAAGAACCATACATATTCTGATTCTTTGTTTAAAACACTACCATAAAAAATTGGTTTACCGTCTAAATCAACAGCATCACTAGCTTTTGATAAGAATTCATAAGTTTCAAGAACTGCTCCAGGAACACCAGTAAAATTACCTAATGTATCTAAAACTAAAATATGTACTTCATCATTTTCACCACCAACATTTCTAACATAATCACTTGTTTCTGGTTTATTTGGTAAAACATCACCATAATCCAAAGCAACTTCATCATATGTGTTATTATCAATAACAATTATACGAATGGTATCACCTTTTGATCCTGGATATTTTGATGCCATAAATGAAGCATCTCCCAATGGAGTACCATAAACTTCGGTATAATGTGTTGAATTTTTAATTAAAATACCTGTTCCAACAACATCAGAATTTAAAGCAACCGCATCATCGACTACACGAACAATATTCAGATTATTTGAATAATCCAAAAAGTTTGAACATGAAAACCAATCACGGTAATTTACATCATTTGGTTTACCAAACCACTTTTGTAATAATTTCTTATTTTCTAGTGTGGTGTAATCCAATACTGGACCCCACTCAAACTGACCAACAAAAGCACCACCACTTGTTCCAACGGCAGGTACAAATCCTGTTAAATCAACTTCACTAACATTAACACCTGGAGATAATTGAAATCCCATTAGTATTCTCCTTCCTATTCAATTAAATATTATTTATCTTTTATCTATTTAGTATTTTTTCGTTCTTAACTCACCATTGATCAAATGGTATATTTAGTTCATTTTGTGAATTCATTGGATTATTGATACCATAATCAGGAACATAGATATCAGTTGGTAATTCAGGATTATGATCAGGCATGAACCCAACATTCATTGGCATATTCATATCTCCCTTCATTTTATTCAATACTTCTCGTTTTACGTCAACATTGAATAAATCAGAAAAATAATCTTGTGTTGTCAACCAAGCAAATGAAACTAATGTCATGACTATATCATCATGCTTATTTTCTTCTGCTTCATAACTCTTTCCTTTTTTGGAAAATGTATTAAGTTCTTCGATTGTATCAAAATCTTGAATTTCTAATTTATCACTTTCAATCAATTGTTTTAAGTTTGAACATCCTATCAATTTAGATTTTTTTGTCATTCTTAACCCAAAATCTAAATTCTTACTCGATATACCTAATTCATTATCACCATATTTAATAGCAGATGTAATAATATTATCATATTCATAATCATAATATATCGTTGATCCTACTTGTGCTCCAATGCTATTTGTTTCCACTAATACATATGCCATATTGAATTTATGTGCTAATTGTATGACAATTTCAGGCAATAATAATACAGGAACTAAATTATTTTTATATACTGCAACCTGTTTATATGGAAATTCTGTAATATCCATAACATTACAAACACTAGAATCTATACCAACACCCTCAGATGGATCAACAGTTATAACATAATTATGTCCTTTTTCTGGTTCATTATATTCGTTATAATTTTCATCATCATTTTCTAATGAATCAACCCATGTAAGTAATTCAAGTTTATTACCATCAATTAATGTACCACTTGAACCATAAAACTTATTACCATATTCCTGATCAAATCTTTTTTGACCAATATTTTTAATGGTTTCAGTTTTCCATGCTTCATCATAATGTGGAACTTCCCACCAATCTACCCTTGACGGATGAAAGGTATTATGTCCCAATTTCGCCTCTTTCCACAATTTATAAAAAAGGTTAATTCCATTTGGAGTAGATATTAGAATAATCTTTGATTCTTTACCAGATGATACAACAGGATATGTTGATGTATAAAAATCTTCAAATCCATCAATGAACCCAGCTTCATCAACCATAACCATGTTGAATGAAAATCCACGAATAGTGTCAGATGTTGTTGATCCTGCTACAACAGTTGACCCATTACCCAATTCTACACTTGATTTATTCCATTCCACAACCCCAGGTTGTAAGAAAAATGGTAATCCTTCATACATCCTTTTCATTCTATGTAAAATTTCTCTGGCAGTTTTTGCTTTATTTGCAACCAATGCCACGGATTTATATCCATTGAATACTAAATAATGTATTAAAAATGCGGCCGTTGTAATAGTTTTACCAGTTTGTCTTGATGTTAAGACAATATTAAACC